ATTTAAATATAAATGGAAGTGAGGTAACAAAACCAAGGTTGGCTGTAGCCATCTCTAGGTTACCTACTGGGTTTCCTAAAAGAGGTGCCTTCTCTGGATTTCCATTAAACACGCGGAACATATATTCCATGTCATATTCAGTACCTCTTCGCAATAATCCTTCACATTGCTCAGGAGTTAAATTTATAGGGTAGTCCGGAGCACCGATAGTAGCAGCACGATTATCCATAACCCATCTACGAACAGTGTTCATATCTGCAACTCTGTCTAATACTAGGCGTAGAGATATAGTACCTCCACCGGTAACCATTACAGCGTTGTTTTCATTTTTTCTGCCCCAGTCAACACTGTTGGTTTGGGACATTTGATAGTTGTAGAAAGTAGGGTTAAATATAAATCTAAATCCCCAAAATTTTTGTACTTTTGTATCGTATACCTTTGCAGTATTAGATACTAAGTCTGGATCTTGATAAAACATGCCTAATTGATTATAAGAATTACCATCATCGTAGGAGTCTGTTCCGCCCCAAGCTATGGGGGAGAAATGGCGAGTCATAATATGTGGTGGTGGGTTAAAAGTTTCAGCAGACTTTAAAGTAGTTGTAGTAGTTGTATTTGGCGCAGGCGCAGCTGGGGGTGCAGGGGTTACTCCTGACGCTTTACTGCAATCAGTAGACTCTAACTTTTTACGGAAAGCAATAGCTTCGTTTCTATACGACTGAGCAGTTATGGTTGCTTTAGTGCCTGGCTCCACATAAGCTTTTCCTGTAGAAACCCAATCCCAACCGGCAGCCTGCCAGATATTTGTTTTTACTCTTCCAGCCGCTAAATGGTCGCTAAAGTCTGCTGTAGGGTACGCTTTAATATCAGCTTCTGAGACACCTGCAATATAGTATTGAACTTGTCTTTTATCAGCTGTTTGTTGTTGAGGGGTTGTAATAACCTTTTTAGCTTTAGCATCCCAGTAACGATATCTTGCTTTAATACCAATAAATCTTTTATTACACACGTCAGAAACAAAGCTCTCTACATCTGCTGCCCCACTAAATACGCCTGTAGGAACTGTAGTTTTTACTACACGTTTTGTAAAGATAACGCTTGGAACCTTTACGGTTTGCCATTTATATCCGCCAGGCCCCCTGCTAATCAAGCCCCAATCTTTTGAGGTATTTTGTCTAGGAACATCAATAGTTAGAGTTAAGTACCCTTGAGAAGATTGTGTATACGTTGTGCCGTCAAAGTCAACAATTTTAGTTTTATTAGCAGCTCTAATCGGTCTAGAAGAGAAATTACCTAACCAAGGAATTGTAGTAAAGCTTTGTTGAACTACAACAATAGTTAATGACGGGGTGTATGTTTGCGGCTTACTTGTTTTTACAGTAAACGTAAATACGTCTCCAGAAGTATCTCCGTTACTTGCGGCATACTCTTTATCGTCTTTGACCTGTACAGATCCTTCTACGATATCTGCTGCCGCATCTAATCGTACAACCGCAGCATACTCGTAGCCTGTGCCAAAAATTGAAGGTCCACGAAGCTGACGCTCTGTGCTTGGATCCCCATTTATTTCAAATACACGAACTTCATAGCCAACTTCAGTGTCTGTTTGAACGCTGGCAGGTTCTGGCGTTGCGCGGGTTACTTCAGCCCAGTACTTAATAGCCATTAGTAACTTCCTATCTGCTGAATAATTTTATCTTGTTCTAGAGCTGACTTAAAGCGTTGTAGGAGAACTTGTACTTCGCCTATTCCAGCCTGAGCAATATTTACGTTCATATTTACGGTTACACAACCACCGCCGCCTGCTGACGGCCTATTTCGTATACGATCAGCTTCCATCTTAGTCATCAAAACTTCATCTTTGTGGGTGTACGTTAAACCTTCATTTGTACGCTCTGCGCCATAGAAACCTACTTTGATGCCCGCTTTTCTTGCGGCGCTTTGTGCATCATCTAGGTATCTAGCAAAAGACCCGTTGTTATATGCAGACCACGGTTCCCAATTAGTTCCTTGATTAGAAATAGCCCAAGCAGCCTGCAAGTTAAAAGCTGGGTCCATAAGACGTTTGCCGTCTCGCCACTTACCACTAGAGGTGTTAGGGGGGTTTTTTAAACTTCTAATTTGGAATACGCCCAGGCTAGGGCCCCAAGTTTTATTTTGCAAACTTACGTCGCCTTTAGCCTTAGCTCTTCCACCAGACTCAGCCAGTGCTACAGCAAAAGCCGTTTCTAAAGCTTTTCCTCTAAAACCTTGTTTATACAAAGCTGACATAAGGCCCTTACGAGAGCCAAACGCCATACCGCCCGCATCACCAGATGCAGCGTCCGTAGCAAAGTTACCTTTTGCTGTATCTAAGAAGTCACTAACTCCAGAAGCACCATGTGATTTTGCCCAAGCAACCATATCTCCGTCTGATATATCGCTATAGCCTAGCGGTCCCTTTTGAGCAATAAGTTGAGCAAGTCTGCTTCCACCCATAATATCTTTTTTAGATCCTGAGTCTAACCCGCTAGGAGAAGACCAATCAAACTCTTTATACGCGTCCGATTTACTCTTAAATAGGTTTGAAATGCTTGACTTTACTTTTCCAAACCAGCCTTTTGGATCCTCACTCTTTGAACCCTTATCTTTTCTTACTTCAAAGTGTAGGTGTGGTCCGGTAGAGGATCCTGCTCCAGGAGCCCCCTTAGCTCCACCAGAAAGACCGATCTGTTGTCCCTGACGAACAGTATCGCCTACTCTTACTAAAGCTTTGCTTAGGTGAGCATAGTAAGTAAAGAAACCGTCATGCTTTAGTACAACGTACAAACCAAAACTTCTTTGACCGTTTGCCTGAGTAGTGACTGTATCCACTATTCCATCTGCTGCAGCAAGTACTGGGGTTCCTACAGGCATTGCGTAGTCAATACCACCATGGTGATGTTTAGCAGTTCCGTTAGGGTCTTTACGGGTTCCGTAATCAGAGGAAACTTTGTATCCTTGACCAGGACTAATTAACGCAGCATTAGAGGGATTTGCTTGAGCGCCACTTCCAGTTCCTGATGGACCTCCACCTTGATTAGCGCCTATTAGTTGACCGACTGCATTTCCGCCACCGCCAATTAATGCGCCAATCAATGCTCCTAATGGACCGCCCATAAGAGCACCCGTACCACCACCTATGGCTGATGAACCTAGCACCGAACCCCAATTAAACTTTTTACTGCTCTTGCCTTGTTGATATCCGCCAAAAGCACTTAGCAATGCGCCCAATACAGGTATGCCTTTTCCAATACCACTTTTTGCTGCAGTACCTGCGGCAGCAGCTGCTGCTCCAGCACCGGCTTTAGCACCTCCGCCAAAAGCTGCACGCATCATTAACATTTGTCCCAGGCTTCCAGCAGCACCTGACATAGTTGCGCCAGCACCACCAGCCATAGGGAGGGTTTCTAAAACACCCTTCAATGCAGCAAGTCCCTGAACTACTGGAGGCAATAGCTCTCCAAATGCAGCCATACCATTGTTAACGCCTGCAGCCATAGTTAGAGATGCGTTGTATCCCGCTACCGCACCTTGCTCTGTAGACTGAAGCAGTCTGTTTTGAGAGCTCTGAAAATTAAAGTTGTTACCTTGAATACTTCCCTTTATGCCCATAGTCTTTAGGACACCGCCAGCATTCTTCATCTGACTTGCTGTTAAAGGCTTTCTATTTTTAAACCTAAGCATAAGCATGCTTGTGTACAGCTGGAAGGTTGCTGGATCCCCACCAGCTGCGGCCATAATAGTTTGATAATCAACAGTGTTTGGGGAGAACATTGCTTCAGGGTTTTTAGGATCATTTCCCCTGTATAGGCGGTTATAAATATCGTTTACAACTTCATTAGGTTGTCTTAGGTTACCTTGAGCATCTCTTAGGCGAACACCTAGTCTTAATAGAACCATGCTGTTCTGGCTTGCGTATGCGCCTGCAGCAGCTTCGTTAGACATACCAGAGGCAGCACTCATACCACCAAGCTGACCCATTATGTTCTTTGTACTTAGAGAGTTAGTTCCGTAACCACCTTGAGACAAAATCTGTCCCATGGCCATGGTAGGTCCCATAGCGCTGGTCATATTTCCACGACCAACCATAGTGTTGGCGTTAGTAATTACTCCACGAGCACCACCAGCGCCTCGGGAGTACATAGCAATTTGTTCTGCAGCTAAGCGCTGTGTAACAGCTGTCATGGTGCTTGGCATAATGCCCATAGCACCTGCACCTAGGCCAACGGCAGCAAGTCCGAGCATCTGTCCTCGGCCCATGCCTCCGCCACCATAGGTGCCGTTCATTAGGGATTGAGCACCAGGCCCCATAGAAGCTAGGCCTAGGCTGCTTGAACTCTTACCCTCTTGAGTTTTTACAGTCTTATCTACGGTCTTATATATCTTGTCGTAGAGTTTTTCTAACTGCGTGGCTTTTTTGACAGCAGTATCTAGACCCTTCTCCATTGTGCTATTGATACCCTCAATAGCTTTTTTGCCCTGTTGGGCGAAAGAGTCTAACCCAATATTTCCCTTGGGATCGCGTTCTGCCACTTCTATGTCACCACCTTAGGTCTTGCAGCTGCTTTAGATATGAAAACTAATCGTTCTCTTACCGACAAATTTCGTAACTCTGTTAATGACCAGCCAGGATAAAACTGAGCTAGGACATCATAAGAGTCAATGAGCATTTGGTAGCTTGTCTCATGAACGAAACAAGTCTGCCAGTGTTAATGGCAGTTCTACCTCCTGGCCACACGTCTTACAGGCCTTCTTTACTTCACTAAGCAATGGACCAGGATTGCGCTTTGCAATCTCTTCTAGAATAGTTCTACGATCTTTTATACCAAGGTTACGAATTTGAGCTTGACCCAATACTGGGACATCATTAATTTCTAGCACACAGTTGCTCAAAAGCAATGTGTCAAGTTCGGCAGCGTTCTTATTGGAAGCGTTGACGAGCTTATTCTGTGTATCTCCTGTAGGGAGAGCCACTTTTACTCGACCTACTTTAAGGTCAAGATTAAATCTACGATCATTAATTCGATCTTCAAGCGCTTTGATTTCTACATCTTTTTCAAGATCTACAACAAAGGTTTGAAGCTCTGGGCACCTACTGCATACAGCTTCTAGCTCAACTTCATTACCAAAAGTAACTCGTCTAATAGCTAAAAGAAGAGCCTCACGATCTCCTGCTAGAAGCATGCTGAGTGTTTCTTTGTCCGCAGGCTTTCCACCAACAGAGACTGTCGCTTTTTCTAGGATTGTCATAAGAGCTTTCCCAGGTTCAGAGATCTTTACGATCGCTTCCTCATCAGCTCCAGTAAGTTCTCTAACTTCTGCAGTAGTAACCAGCTGATCATCTAGCGGATCGTAAAATCCTCCAGGCAGATCAATGTTTGTGTCGGGGAGCGATGGGATCGTAATAGTAGGTACCGATCCCACCGTCTCCTCAACTTGAACTTTAGTAATCTCTTGAGCGATCTTGTTTGCCAATGCCGGATTTTCTGCGGCATTTAAAGTCTGTGTAGTCATGTTATATACCTTCTAGTAGTTACTGATTTGAGTTTTCTGAGCCTTGAATAGCGCCGTTGTTAAATACAGCTGCAGACGCAGTGTAGTCAGTTGCATATGTAGCGTCCCAACCTTCATGTACTACAGTCATTTCTTCAACCATTAGGCTGTTGCCGCCGGCATCCAAGTTGCTGTATGAAAGGTTAGTAATCCAAGCGTTGTATACGCGGAAACGTAGAGCAACGTGCGGATCAGCTGAAGCACCTGCCTTTGAAGCATTTGTTGCATCTCCAACAGAAAGACCCGCAGCGTTTGGGTGGCTGAGAACCTTAATATCGATATCACAACGGAAATCTGCACCAACACCAGCGGTTGCACCTGAGCTAATTACTGAGAATAAGCGGCGCATCCACTTGTAGTTTTGTGAGTTTTCTAGCATCACGCCACGGCTAAAAGTAACCGGGCTGAATGAAGTTTGACCTGGAAGCTGGTGAACAGTTGTATTGTAGCCACCTTCACGGTACTGAATAGCTTCTGTAGCAACAGTTAATCCTGATACAGAAGTGAATCCCATCTTGGCATCAAAAGCCCAATTAGGAGTTGGGGCTCCGGAAGGAGGTAGGAATTCTACCAGAAACCGGAAGTTACGGACTGGATCCGTTGCTAACGTAGACAATACGTTAGTAAATGCATTAGCCATTTTTTGTTATCTCCTTACGCCGAAGCGCTTCCGGTGATCTGCCCAATGCTGATCACAATGAACTCTGCTGGGTATTCCACGGCTACGCCAATCTCAATATTTACACGACCACTTAGAATTTGCTGTGGGCTGTTATTTGAGGCATCGCACTTTACATAGAATGCTTGTGCAGGAGTAGCTCCGCGTAGACCACCCTGTGACCAGTAGTCACGAAGGAAGTTACCCAAAGCTGTACGAATCTGATTCCAGAGACGCTCGCTATTATTCTCAAAGACTGCGAACGCACTGCGATCAGTAAGTTCTTTCTTTAAGAAAATCATTGAACGGCGAACGTTGATATAACGCTCACCTGGGGTGTTATTCATAGTACGTCCACCCATAATTACAATTCCTGCACCAGGAACATTACGGATAGCGTTTACTGGAGCTGCAGCAACGTTTAGTGCATCTAGCTCTGCGTTTGTTAGTGAACGCTCTAGTGCTACTGCGTTTGCAACTCGTGTTCCAAAACCAGCAGGTGTCTTAAATACTCCGCGAGTAGCGTCTGTATCTAGGAATTTACCCATAGCAGCTGGTCCAGGAGGAAGGATGCGTGTAGCTGCAGTAGCTGCGCTTAGCTGATCTGGAACTACTACCCATGGGAAATAGGTAGCTGTGTTTCCACCATCGCCTGATGCAGCAAAACCAGCTTTAACATCTGCAGCGTATGTAATTGCTTCAGCAGCAGTTAATCCTGCTGGAACATCCACAACAGCAAATGCGTCTCCACGATCTTCAGCATATCCTGCAACGTCTGCCTGTAGAAGAACAGCAGCAGCACGGTCGTTGGTAGTTCCGCCTGATGCAAAAGCATATGCTGCATCTGCATTGTTAATCAAAAGCGGGCTGTTGATAGGGTCGAATGTAGCTAGAGCAGTTTGATAGTTTGCACGTGTAGGTGTAGATCCGTCTGCTCCGCCGCTAAGATCTTTTTGTCCAGCTGCTTCTGGTTGATTTGAAGGTTCAGCTGTAGAAGAGTTTAGGTCAGATACAGTTACAAAACTTGAGCTTGAGTTTACGTATGAAACTACATAGCGAGAGCTTGTTGGTGACATACTCAAGTCAGTGTGCTGTTCTACAACTCCGCTTGCATCAGAAATAATCAAGTTAAATGTTGTAGTTGATGCAGAAGTTACTTCTGCCTTTAGGCTATTTCCCCAGGCACCTGGATTAGATGCAGTTAGGGTTAGGGTAGATACTGGTGTCGCTGCACGGTCACGTAGTGTGACAGTTGCTGCAGCAGCAGCTGAACCTACAACTCGCTTTACGTATACCTGACGTCCGCCGTTAGCGAAGAAGGCATAGAGGGCCCAGGTTGCTGGGAATGAATCGGATAGTCCGCCAAAAGTCTTAACGAAGTCATACCAGCTTGTTACAAGTACTGGTGAGACCGTAGGACCCTTTGCAAACTTACCAACGAATGCGCCGCGTGACGCACCGTTGTTTCCAGATTCAATTGTTTGAGGCAGGGCGACTTCATTGATGAAGACTCCTGGCCGGCTATATGTAGCCATCTGTTTTACTCCTTAGGGTTAGTTGGTTTTCTTTGGGGTGCCGTATTATGAAGGTATTGTAGTGAACTCGGTGGACTGGCTATTGAGCGAGAGGTTAGTTTCTGTCACAGGGACAATTTGAGCTAGAACAACAGGCAATATTTCAGCGCTTATTCTAACGGTATATGCATTAGAAAAAAGACGTTTTCCATTTTCGTCTGTAGTATCTTTTTTTGCAAAACCCAGAAAGTCTAAACGGCGAACCGTATTGTCTTCTGGAACTACTAGTAACCCATACCGTAAAGGTATGCGTTGTCCGGTTGCCATCTCTGCCATGATCTGCCTATCATGTCTTGGCTGACGTGCCCAAGTAGTGATTTGGTAGTCAAGGTAGACTGGAATCGGAAACTCTGTTGTGTACTGTTCCGAGGTGTCGGCCCCTTCTGGAAAGTACGGCATCTGTATCTCACCTCTGTGAGATCTAGCAAAATCTTCGTTGTACCCAAGAAAATCTATGGTCATATATGGAAAAGACTGAGCTCTAATTTCTAGATCTGGTTGTCCAAACCATACCCCTACAGGGCGGGCTGGATTACCGCTATCAGAAACAGTAACTCCTGTAAGCATAGTTTTTAGGGCTTTATCTTCATTAAGAATAAATGGCATTAGAACATCGCCCCCAAAATACCTTTAGCATATGCAGAGTCGTTGATCTGCTCTAAGAATCCACGCAGCACATACTGAGGTGCGGAAGTCTGGGTACCGTACTCTAAATCATTTATCTTTGATGTTAGATATGGTGGGTAGTAGACGGTGTAAGTTCCCCCATCATTAATCACAGATAGGTTATTTACAACATCTGCAGGCCATCCGTAGCTAAGGCACCAGTCTTGTAAAGATTTAGTAGTTGCCGCAGAATCTAGGCGGGCACCTTCATTGATGGAGTTTCTAAGTCGCTCAGATAATCTCATTTACGGCCCACGATTGCTTTAGAGATTAGACTTCCTGCAATCCAACCGGTTACCATTGAACCAGCGTGGAATTTGTCTAGACCTAAAACACCGCGGACGAATTGCTCTTTATCAGCCTCAGTTTCGGCTCGAGCCATCCTATCGAGTAGGTAAATCATTAGAAACCTCCAACGGGAGACATGCAGGGTTCCGGAGGCACCTCCGGCGTTAAGATAAAGGATAAATGAAAAAGCCCCCTAAATGGGGGCTAAGTCATTACTTCTTTTTGGCTTTGGCTTCTCGCTTGTCCTCAGCCTTTTCGCCCTTCTTGCCTTCCTTGGCTTCGTGACGCTTTTCGACCTTTTTGATTGCTTTCTTCTTTAGCTTCTCGTCAATCTTACGGTCAGCTGTCTGGGACTCTGGCTTGTTACGCTTGCCATGAGCCTTATCCATCTTTTCAAACTCTTTCTTTTCAGCAGCGCTCATACCTTTGGTGGTCTTGGCATCTTGCTTCTTATCATTCTTTTCGTTATAGGGCATTCGCTTCATTACTTCTTACCTCCAGAGCAGGTAGGGCACTTACACTTACAGCCTTTTACAGGCTTATTCTTAGTACATTTGCATCCACATTTAGCGCACATTATTTCTTGCCTTTCTTAGGTTTAGCGACTTTGTTTTTTCCCTTACCTTCAGGTACGCAGTTTGGCACCTTTTTACCATTTTGAGTCTTCATGCCTACCTGGACATATCCGTCCCAACATGGGTTCTTAGCCATTATTTGCCACCCTCATGAGGATTTTTTCTATGCCAAGCTCTGGTAGCTCTTTCTCCGGCTTTCACCGTTTTTGCCCCAGCTTTCTTGGTTAGGTTAATTTTATCGTTTTTGCCGGCCTTAGCACTTTTAGGGTGGTCTACAACTACGTCACCTTTTTTTGTCTTTTTTATTGTGTGCTTTACTCCACTTACCTTAATTGTTGCCATTGGTTATACCACCTTAGAGTATAGAACTGTTACAGCGTTAGCTCCGGTTGCTATTGAAGCTATAGCATATAGGGTATCTTCTGCATTAAGTGTCAATGTATACACAGAGTCTTTTTTTACAGGCAACCCTTTATCGGATCCTGTAGTACTTACTGTTGCGTCTCCGATATATACGGTGTTGTTGTCACTATTAATGATAGAAATTTCGGTAGCTGGGTTACCTTCAGGTAAGGTAGCTATCAAGGTAGCTGTAACACCTACAGTAAATGATTCATGGACGATTGCCACTTTTACGCACCACCTTTTTCTTAGAGACTTTCTTAGGAAGCTTTTTTCCTTTAGGAGTGTGCTCTTCCCATTTAGCAGCCATTTTAGGTTCGTTAGAGTACATCCATTTACGTTGAGATTCTGATTTAAAAGGCATTATTCAGGAATCCCCTCATTAGCATAAGTATTCTTATCATTAAAAGGGGAGTAGTTTGCAAACTGCTGGAATTGAGGGTCATTGACCAATTCTTCAGGATTAACCTGGTAGCAGTCGATATCAAACAATGTGTAGTCATCCGTAATAATTCCCTTAGGGAGAATTCTCTTAGGAGTAAATACTTGATTTTTAAACACGATGCGATCTCGCAGGTAGGCGTCTGGGTTTGATGGCAGGTACTTTAACTCTGGGATTGGGAGGGATTCCCCGCCAGACAAAGAAGAACCATCAATAACGTCCATGTTAATGGTGATGCTAAGGATATCTGTGTTATAGAAACCGCGGTCATTTTGAACAGTAACGCCCTGAGTAAGGGTTGCGTTAATAACCATAATATGGTGGGGTCCGTGCCAGTGGCGTCCACCATCAGCTCCGGAGGATCCTACGTCATAAATTGGATCTACAAAGCTAAGATCTGGTCGGTATAGCCACCACTCAATGTCATAGCCTACGGTACGTACAACCTCTTTTGTGGTGCCCGAGATAATCGAGGCACGCTCATGATTGATGTTGAATCTACCGATTACCTGTTCTCCACGCATAAGAACAGTTTAGACTATTCAAACCAATTTACTACCGCATACCTAGTCCCAGAAGTGACAGGGTGGACTACGTGGTTGTATACATAATTGGCTGGGAACATTATTGCCTGGTTTGCCTCAGGTTTAATTTTTAGGTCAAACCTAGGGAATTCAATCTCTCCGCCCTCATAGTCATCATTTAGGTAATAAGAGATTGAGAAGGTCCTTGGGTAGGCCTTACTATCGTCTACGTGATTAGCAAAGTGGTGGCCCTCACCGTACTTTAAGATTTGCCAGTTTTCTCCGGTAGCGTATCCCGGAATCCCATGCTCTACCGCGTAGTCTAAAGCAACTGGGTATACAAATTCGTGAAGGTATTCGTGAACATGCAGGCCTGGCCCATTAGATGAGTGCTTTAGTTCTGGTCTTCTATCATAAGGCAAAAGACCAATAGTCTCGACATCTCTAATGCTGCTTGCAACCTTATTCTCTGAAAAATCATTGGCATTGCCTGTAGTTCCAGGATTCCATTGCAGGTTATTGATCTCTACTAAACCTTCTACGTCTGATATAAAATCTAAAGGGTTTTCCAAAACATCGTAGTATGCAACTATGCCGGGGGCTAAGTATTCCTTTTTAATATCCATTTTTACTCCAATATAGTAGTCGGTTCCCACTTACCTATAGGGCACTCTGCTGGGGCAAGCTTTACTTTCAAGTTCATAAAGCATCCGCATTTTTTACACTGCTTTGTCAATTTAATTAGTTCTGGGCAGGATTTGCAAATCTCATATCGCTCAGCTGCAATAGCATCTGTGGTCTTATTATCGGCTTTTAATAAGTCCCATGGACGCGTTTCCCCAAGATTTTTTTTATACTCTTCCCACTTAGACATTAAATTTCCTCCTTAAATTCTCCATCTATATACTTCCATCCCGGAGCAACCGCTGATGGGTACTTTGTTGGTTTACCATCCATATCGTATGAGGTATCCCCGTTCAACTTAACTAGTGTAGGTTCTGAGCAAAGAATTGCCCATAATTTTTCACCACACTGAACCGTCTCAACTTCTTCCCCATCTTTTACAACGCCCACATAAAATAACGGCGGTGTAGACGGTAGTTCGTTAAAACTATCAGCATTAAGTAGTAAGTCTGCTGCATCTACTTCCATGATCAATATCTCGGCTACTTCAGCATCAACAATAAAAGCTAATACTGTTGCAGGTATCCCCGCAAGTTTTTTCTCCATTTGAACACCAGGAGTATCCCTTATATGCTCGTGTAGGTTTAGCATTTAGTCCCCTTCTATACCGTAAAATCTTAGCATGGGATTACGCTTCCATTTGCATCACAGGCACCTACAGAGAAGCAGCTGCAGCACTGGGTATCATAATCGAGTTGGCTACATGTCTTCTTTGAGGTTGTGGGGGTAGGGGTAGGACTTGGACTTGGGGTAGAGCACGGGGTTCCGCAAGACGGGTACCCACTAGTACTGCAGGATGTGGAGTATCCAGTACCAGATGAAGATACGTTTGAGGTAGCGGTAGACTGGGTACAGCCAGCACAGTTTGAGTTCACGCTTGTTGTACAATACCAAGTTTGCGCTGTACTGCATGCTGGTCCCTGAGTACAGCACGCTTGATCAGTACAGCATTCTGGGGCCCAAGTTACTCCGTTAACGCAATACCCTGCCCCCGCATAGTTACATGTACAGGATGGGGTATAACCACAGGTTGAGGAGTTTACGCAACCGCTATATGTAACTACTGGAGTACAGTCATAGCTATATTGTCCATCACTGCAATATTTACGCTGATAGGTTGTAGTTTTACTTGAACAAAGCTGAACACCGTTGCAAACGTTATACTCAACATCAGATGGAATATTGGTCGCTGTCCCACAAGAACCACAGGTTACTTGAGCGGGAGGCGTGTAGCACACAGTATCACTTGTTACAGTAGTTGAGTTTACCGTACCGTTTGTTACGCAGCACTGATTATATGTGCTGGTAGATGTGTTCATAATACCTGACGAGCATGTACTAGTACTGACAGAACGAGTTCCAGTTGTAGTACTTAGTGCGGTACATGAACATGGAGTAGTCCCACCACCGCAAGAAACAGATGGGTATGTGCTATTTGAATATTGAACACCAGTTAACGAGTAGTAACATGCAGATGTTGCATTAGATAGTGCAGCGCCATACCCGCTAGTACTAACTCCATAAGCAGGGGAGTTTATTTCACCGGCGGTATTTTGTGCACAGCATCCAGATACATAATAGTATGTGGTTGTAGTCTCACCGGTACATTGTCCTGCACCAACTGATATGTTAGCGCAACCTGAAGGCGTTATGCAGGTATACGCTTTTGTTCTGGTTCCTCCGTTACCGCAAGCCTCTGTTTGTAGTGATCCATTAAAAGTACCATTAGTAGCATTTACGGTTACCGTAGTTCCATCAGAATATTGAATAGAGCTACAATAATTTGGGCTAGAACACGTTACCCCCGAACCACCTTCAGAGTTGTAGGTAAAGGTTAAGGAACTCATTAGAGGAACTCGACCATTCCAAGCTTGTACTTGAACAGTTGTGCCTTGAGTTCCTGCAGGCATAGTAAACGTATACGCACTACTACTTTGTCTACTAAAGGAACCAAGGTTTGTTCCATTAACGGAGATATTAGTTAGGTTGGATGGGAAAGATCCATTAAGGGTTACTGTATATCCGCCCGCAGCAGCGCCATTATTTGGAGACAAGCTAGATACAGATGAATCTTGTGGGGGGTCGGTAACTCCACCACCACCAGGTGTTGGGGTAGGTGTTGGAGTTGGAGTTGGAAGCGGTGCACATA